CCTGACTTTAAATTAGAAGATGGCACTATAGTAGAAATTAAAGGCTATTTTAGAGAAGACGCCAAGATTAAATGGAGAATGTTTAAAGAAGAGTACCCTAACCTTAAGAAATCACTACTTATGAAGAAAGAGCTTAAGGATTTGGGTGTGTTATAATAATCAAGTAACGTGTAACAGGTAATGTGTAACAAGTAATTTAGGAGGCCAACGATGGCAATTAATGTATCATTTAACGGAGCAACTATTTATAAGCCCGGTGCTTATTCTAAGACCAATATAGATCTTAGTGGAGGATTCCCACTAGGACCAACTGGATTAATCGCTATCTTTGGAGAATCTACAAGAGGTAAACCAGGATCTGAGGAATCAGCTATTTCAAAGAATGTATTTTCAGCTAATCAAATCGCTGAAGCAAGAGCAAAATATGGAACAGGGCCAATTGTGGATGCAATGAACTTTTTGTTCGCACCAGCTTCTGACGGAGCTATTCCTGGTGGAGCACAAGCTGTATACGTATATAAGACAAATGCTTCTTCTAGAGCAACTCACACTTTGGCTAACACTTATGGAACTCTTAGAGCCTTAGAGTATGGTATTGGTGGTAACACTATAACTTACACCGCAGCAGAGACTGCAGAAGTTGCACCAATTGTTACTGGTATTAATTATGTAGCAAATGCTGCCGATGCTGGAGCAAGTATAACAATTGCACTAGATGGTGTTGAGCAGGTTGTAGCTATAGCTGCTGGAACTTATGCAAACGCCGCTGCTTTAGTGTCTGCTATTACTATTACAGGTGCTACGGCAACTGCTGACGGCGAAAAAGTAGTTATCACAGTAGATGCTGATGCAACTGCTAATCAAAAAGGTTATGGTAAGAGTATTGAATTAATTGATTCTACTCCTGGTGACCTTGCAAAGATTGGACATGTTGTTGGTATGACGCTTTCAAGTGTTGAATCTGCAATGACAGTAACACTTAAACAAACAAGAGATCTTTTACAAGAGCAAGATACTGTTGGTGGTAATGTAGTTCTTACTGCTGGTTATGATGGTTCTGAAGCTACTGCTTCGATTACCGTTGATGCTTCAAATGTAACAATGACATGGGGAACAAACACTGCGGTATTTAATAAGACAGCTTATCCTACAATGCTACAATTAGTAAATGCAATGGCGCTTACAGCGAATTGGGAAGTTGAGCTTTCTAGCGTACTATACAACTCATTATCTCCAGAGGCTTTAGATCAAGTTGTTGTTGGAGCTAAAACTTCTGACGCTGCTACGATTAAGCCAGCAAGAATTAAGAAAGATGCAGCTGAGATTGCAGGGCTTTTCACTGATTCTGTTATCGCTGACATAACTAGTCAATCAAAAACTGGACTTATGGATGCTAAATCTGAAGTTGCTCTAGCTGGTGGTTCACTTGGTGCTTCTACTTCTGCTGATATGACAGACGCCTTAACCGCATTTGAGCAAATAAGAGTTAACTCTGTAATACCTCTATTCTCAAGAGATGCCATCGTTGCAGGCGATACTGTTTCGGGCGATGTTGCTGATAACCTAACTGATGTAGCTTCTAGCTACACTATCTTAGGTATCCACCAAGCAGTTAAGACACACTGTAACCTAATGAGTACAACTAAAAACAGAAGTGAGAGACAAGGTTATTTATCATATAAGAATGACTTTAGTGCTTCAAGAGATAGATCAGCATTGTTAGCTGATCAAAGGCTTCAGTTAGCTATTCAAGATTGCCGCAACGTAGATAGTCAAGGAACAATCAAGTGGTTCCAACCATGGGCACAAGCTTGTTTACTTGCTGGTGCAAGAGCAGGTGCTCCTGTAGGTACTCCACTTACATTTAAGTTTTTTAACTTAACTGGAATTAGACAAACAAGTCAATCAATGTCAACTGCTGAGCAAGATATTGTTAATGACTTTAATCCAAATGCAGATGCAATTTCAGCTATTAAAAGCGGTATTACCTTCTTTGAAGCTCCTCAATCTGGTGGAATTAGATGTGTTGTTGATAACACGACTTATCAAAAAGATGGTAATTGGGTTTACAACAGAGGTAATGTTATGTATGCTTCTGATGTTCTTGCTTTCGACTTCAGGAATCAATTGGAGAATATCTTCATTGGCCAGAAGAATACAGTTAAAGCAAGTGAAGTTAAATCAGTTGCTCAATCAATCCTGTCAACATTCCTAGCTCAAGGTATTACAGTAGCTACTAATGAGGCTCCAAACGGATACAAGCAGTTAGATGTTAGCATCAATGGTAACGTTATCAAAATAAATGCGATTGTAGTTTTAGTAGAAGGCATAGACTTTATCTTAAACGACATTACTATCACAAGAGTACAGTCAGCAGCTTAATTTTAAGTATAATAGAAGGGTCGAACTATGTTCGACCTTTTTACACTAAGGAATAATGATGGATAAACTAGAAGAATTAGAAAAAGCATTAAGAGCGTATCAAGAGCTTCTCAAGAATGCTATGATGGATCAATATGGACAACCAGCTGAAGCTACAATAAAATCTGAAAAGTTAGATGATGGCAAAATGAAAGAAGAAGAGAAGAAAGAAGACGGCAAAATGAAAGAAGAAGAGAAGAAAGAAGAAGAGAAAGACGAAAAGAAAGATAAGAAACTAATCGAGCGCATGCTAAATGAGCATGATAAAAAACAAAACTTAAAGAAGTCAATCGAGGTTATTAATTTTAATAATAACTCACAGTGGTCCATAGACGACTAATCACCACCTAAAACATGTTACACTTACTATAAAAACCATGCTTTGCATGGTTTTTTATTTATTAAGATATTCTAAAACCTCAAGTGATGTACCACTAAACTCACAGTCTTCACTTAAACTAAGCATTCTCTTAATGCGCCTTTTAATAGTATCTGTTATTTTTCCACCTCTAGCAATCATTCTTTGGTTTATTATATTTTCATCTTCTACTATAACTATTAGTCTTATATTAAATAAATGTCCATATGTTTTAATGAATGTAGATACTTTTATAGTAGGGTCATGTAGTAGTTGTTTGCTATTATTCTTAAGTAATTCATATACATGGTAGTTTTTATTTACACCGTCGTAAGAAATATAATGAAATTTACTAGTAAGTTGATCACATACCCATGATTTACCTGAACCTGGACAACCTGCTATAAGAAATAGATCTTGTTTGGTTTTCCTATATGTCTCTATTTCAGATTTAAACTCTTCATATTGCTCTTTAGTATTGTTTTTATTTCCATATATATTATGGAAAGTTTTATGTGCTGTTTCAGATAAACATACTAAATTATCTAAGTTAAAGCGTTTATCTTTATTGTCATGCCATCCATCTAAATGATGAGCATTAATTTTATTACCCTTAGATCCATATAGGTCACATGTGTAATTAGCATTAAGGAAACATTGTTGACGAATGCCTGAATAATCAAATTTAATTCTTTCTCTTTTATTTTTAGCTGTAGTAAAATCATCAAATTCTTCTAATTTTATTCCACGATTTCTACAACTTAATTTAATCTTTTGATCCCTAGTCATGGTCTTATTCTTATTGTGAGCCTGTTTATCTCTCCACCTATTGCCCATCTTAAGTTTTGCTTGCTCAGAGTATATGTTAACTAACCCCCTATTCCAAGGCGTTTTTCCTCTATGAGCTTTAGACATTTTTTCTTTTGTTTCTTCTGAAATGCTTGAGTGACTAATTTTACCAGCACAACTTTTGCATAAAAGGCCTATACTCTTTTTAGGCAGATAACCCTTATCTTTGCCGCATGATGGACAATAGCATTTATACTTATAATCATATCTTTTACCACATTTTCTATATTTTTTTATTCGTTCCATGCTTATACTATACCCAATCTTGATATTTGCACTCATGCTTAATCTATTTCATGTTATAATAAAAAAGTTATATAAATAACAATAAATTCAAGGTAAGAGGAACCGAACCTCAAGGAGAAAACAATGGCAGGAAAGACACCAAGCTTCATCACGGGAGCTACGGCAAAAATTAAAATTGGTGCATTAAACATGGCATATGCTCAAGATGTATCTTACAATGTTACAGTTACGACAATTCCAGTAGAGACCATGGGTCGCTATGAAGTTGTTTCAAATGAGCCAGTAGCTTATTTTGTAGATGGTACTTTAAGTATTGTTAGATACACGAAAGAAGCTTCAGCTATGAATGGAGCAGCTGTAAACGGAAACTCAGTAGAACAAATGATCAACGCTGCTGGATCTGGTGGGGTTGCTGGAGATGGATTTGATCCAGCTCGTATGATTTGTTCAGAGACTTTTGATTTAGAAGTATTTCAAAAGCTTTGTAGCGGTGGTACAGAGTCTGTGGGGAAACTTAGAGACTGTAGATTCACTAGAAAAGGTGGAGCAATCAACAAAAGAGGAATCTTAGTTGAACAATTTGCTTTCAACGCTATCCTTATGGATAATGATTCTCAAGTTGAAGTTGGGAATTCTGGCGACAACGACTTAGAAGCTTAATTAATTAGCCCAGCTTCGGCTGGGCTTCTTTTAGGAGTTTAGATGGCTGGAATGAGGCCTTTCTTTTTAACAGGCGCTAATGCAAAAATTAAAGTGAACAATAGGACTTTGGCCTATGTTTCTAGCTTATCTTATAGCGTTCAAGTGAAGCATGCTACACCTACAGTGTTGGGCATGTATGAACCTAGTTCTATAGAACCAACAGGTTACATAGTAACTGGTTCTTTTTCCGTAGTTAGATATATTGCCGATGCCACAAAATCAGGTGGAAAACAACCCGATGGAACAACTTCTGCAGGTAATGGAATTGGATATTGGGGTAAAACTAGACCCACTGATGGTAGAGCTCATGAAGCGCTTAATCCTTCTAAATTAAAAAATGCAACTGGATTTGATATTGAGATATATCAAAAAATATGTGGAGCAAACATTTCGGTGGCTAGAATAAGAAATGCTAGAATAACTAGAGCTGATCTTAATATGGGTACTAAACGAATGGCAACACAAACTTTTAACTTTACAGCAATTTATGCAGACGAAGATAGTTTCCTAGCAGATTCATCTGGAACTGGACAACAGTTCTCATAAGGACGGACGATGGGCGATAAGAATAAAATTGACAGAACGCTTTCACCCGTTGATGCTTTAGTTAATAACATTGTTGAGCAATTTGGTGGGATATTCTCTATTAAGCCTATGGCTAAATACCTTAGTGGTGCTCGCTGTACTTTAAGAATGAACGGTAAAATTATTGGTTTTGCTTTCAGTATTCAATGGAATATTGCAACTGATGCCACTGAAATAAATACAATAGACGACTACATGCCATATGAACTTGCTCCTAGTAGAATAACTGTATCAGGTAGCATAAGTGGCTTTAGAATACCAGGAAGCGGGCCTGGACAGCAACTACTTCAAACTGATTCTCTTAACTTTTTATATCAAAGATATATAGAAATTGAAGTTAGAGATTCCCAAACAAATAACCTTATCTTCATAACAAGAAGAGCTCTTATAACTAGTAGATCTGAAAGTATTAAAACTAACTCTTTAGCAGAAATGACTTTAAACTTTAAAGCAATCGGATTTGCAGATGAAAGACCACCAAAACAAATATCTAAGGATAAATTAGAAGAATCCGTTCAGCCTGGAAGTGCAGACCCTCTTAAAGCAATAGCAGATAAAGCCGGTGATGCTTTAGATAGTGCAAAAAAAGCTGTAAGTGGTTGGGCACCTTAAATATATCTTTTAACTAAATTTGAGTATAATCTATATGTATATATACGTATAAGGAGAAAATATGGATTTACCTAAAAATGAAAAGTCTTTTCAATTAGATCACACTGGCGAGGTTACTGGCAAAAAATATGACGGCACTTTTACTGTAGTATGTATGCTAAATACTGCACAGAAGAGAGTGTTAGAGATTGAGAAATCTGCTTTATCGGCTGATCTTTCAAACCCAACTGGCAATCTATCTGCCATCGCAACTGTAGTAGCTAACTTAAGAGTTAGAGTTATTAGATCACCAGACTGGTTCAAGCAAGCCGTTTCTGACTTAGATTTACTAGATGAAGATGTGTTCTTTGTTTTATATGGTAAGTGTTTAGATCAAGCCGACGAATGGTTGAAAGAAGTTAAGGGGGATGCATTGGGGGAGCAAAAAGCGGAGAACACTCAAGTAGAGAGTTAAACAAACTTTCAATATATGATGCTGTTCAAGAACTTGCTAAGAAGAATGCCTTTGATAACAGCGGTTCACCGCAAGCTTTAAAACTATATTTAGATAGCTGGTGGTCAAAGACATATAATCGACCACTTAAGGATCCTTTGCTGGAGTCGTACACTCTGTATGAGCTTTTATATGAATATCACGATAAGGTTGAGCGAGAAAACGCCTTACAACATCGCTTTGAGCTAGAAGATGATAAAATAGAAGAAGAGAAAGAGCAAGAAGTATTCGATTGGATCGAAGAAGAAGAGCGTAAAGACCGAGAAGCAGCAGAAGCCAAAGCCGCAATGGCAGAAGCTAAAGCTGATGAAGAAGCTTGGATGTTAGAGGAACTAAGAAAAGAGCACGG